GAGCCCCGCATGCCTGATACGCATCGCAGTACCTACACTATCATCTTCCTCACGCCAGACGGCGCCCCCGCTAATGCAGTCAACGCGGTCATCACGCCGTACTATGCCGGCAGCGCACCGCCGGGCTACCAGCCGCCGCTAGGTATCTGGGGCCCGACTGACCCACGGCCGAGTAACCCGATCTCTGGCCCGGTCTTCCCAGGGATGCCGGGCTACGAGCCGCCAGTCCCGCCGGAGATTCCGACCAACCCGCCGGATGACAACGGTTGGCTGAAGCCGCCGCCCGCCGATGGCGGGTGGGGCTATCATCAAGACTACGGCTGGCTCTACAAACCAGCCGGCGCGAGCCCGAAAAGGTAAGGGGAGTAATGGATCTAAGGGCTGAAGATGTTATCGCTGCTTTGACTGCGCAACGTAATGCTGCTATGGACGAAATTGCGCGTCAGGCAGCGATAATTAAAGCCCTGGAAAGGCAAATCGGCGGACCGAAAAACGGTCCGCCGACGATCTCCGAAACAGGTCAAGAACAGGTCTAAAACGGTCTAGGACACGTGGATATCGCCGAGTAGGTATCCCGTACTATACCCACAAAGTGATACCCCGTTTACCAAGTTTATTTTCCTGATCTGCGGGATTTAGACTTCTGATTCTCTTCGATCAATTCAATGTACTTCTCCAAGAAATGATGTGCCTTATACAAGTCCTCGAGCCCATTCTTCTCTCGCCATCTACAGACATACTTAGTGATCTGTCCCTGAAAGTAATCCATGTTTTGTGCCCATGCAAAGTCCCAATGTTCAATTGTACGAAGCTTGTAATGCTCTCCACCGACTTGACTATCATTAGCGCTCATTGTAGAGTCACCGCCTTAAGTTGAATTTGCTCTATGTGGACATGGGGATGTTCAAACAATACTTGGAAGATTCTGTTTGCTCTCTTATGGTCCTTAAGATTACTGTCTAACAGTTTCTTACAATAACTCATCCCGTTAGACAATATCTCTCCGAAGGGTGCATTACCTACAGCTATCTCCTCGATACATTTAAAGCACAGATCTACCATATCTGCGAAATGTATCAAAGTATTATCAATTTCAGATAATTGGTAATAAGCCAACCCCAGTTCTTTAGCAACTACTCTTTCTGCTTCCATGACTGCTTTGTTAAGAAGTGGAAATCTCCACTTTGCCGTTGCGGGAATGTCTCCAGTATAGAGTTCAGGTACATCGTGATGCAATGCTTGATGAATGACTTTAACCGGTGGATTGTCTTCATATAGATAGAATAAAATGGAGATTACGTTACAAGTATGATGCCCTACCGTTTCAGGTATAGTCAGGTGGATCGTATGAAACCTCTTGACCAGAAAGGCGTCCCTGACTTGTAGCGGTGTTGCCAGATCTTCCGAGTCTTTCTTGTCGGGCATCTTGCCTCCGTTGTAACCAATCAACACATGCTATAGACCAGTCTTTATCTGCTATACGTCTAGCAGTATGTATAGCCAAATCGAAATCATCTGCCTTATAGCTGTCCCAAGCTTCCATCATAGGACAGGCATTATGGGCTATAATTGGACTCTTATAATACCTATTCTCTAAATCAATAAAATCGTCCAGTTCTTCCATATCTAGATTCTGTGGACTAAATGCGTGCCTATTATAATGTCCTCGTTCTAGGTACCAATCAGACTCTTTGTACTCATACTTATCTTCCCATCCTTCATAAATGTGAAGATTGTTAGTAAACTGAATTAGATTTCCTGGTTGCATACTACAAGAAGTAGCAATGTATTCTTGGAGAATTGAGAAATGGACTATATTACTGCCTAACATACCCCAGACTAAATCGTTGGATCTATTACATACAGTCATATCCAGACGATTGTTTACAACCCTAAAATATAGGTGGGTATTACAAGGCAAATCCTTGCTATCTATTTCCAAGTCTTTGTTGGGATCCCACATAGCTATTACAATCCTACGGGATGCAGGATCTGTCCGAAGCATATGGATTGCAGAATTGATTTGGTTAACATCAAAATTATGTATCCAACGGTAGCCATATGCTCCGTGTAACCTAAGTCCATCGTCAGAGTATTGACGAATGTTACTAGCAAACTTAGCGGGGAATGAGACATTATTCTTCCCCGCTAGCATCCAAAGGGCTTCCATGTAATGGAAAAATGGATTAGCGTCCCGTTTGACGTCAAATAGCACTCTGCGATAGGGCATCGTATGAGTGACTATAACTGGTTCTTGGAAAACTAAGGCTCTACCATTCCTAGTTGGTTCCCATCTAGCCAGGGACTTCTTAGCAATTTGTAACTCACTATAGGCTTGGTTCACATCTTGGAAAGTAAATGTATGCGCCATATTATAGTCCTGGGTAAGTGGATCGGGGTTTACCTTGGTGTAATTGTATCCTTCTGAACTTATCGAATTCACACAAACAATTTTGTATATCTTGTAAACACAACTCTGGTTCCCAGTTAATCCACTTCTTTACTTCTAGCATTTCCTTGAGTCCTTGCTTCTGTATTATTGTATTATTAAGCATTCTGCCGTGGATTCTATTCAACCCACGAGTACTGCCCGGACCTAGTGCGGCCCAATCCCACCAATCAGAAGCACCCCTAAGATGCTTCGTTTGCTTTAAATCAGCTATTACTTGTCCCGCTATAAATGGTCCTACGCAAGGATACCTGGTCTCTATAATGCTATTCCATGTTTGCTCTAGAGTGGGATATATCTTGGGAGGCTTATCAAAGTACGATTTAGCATTACCAATTACCCACTCATTCTTGCGTACTCCTGTAGGGCCAGCAGTAATCATATACGCACCGGTATATACCTTGACCCCTTTACGCTGGATTTTATCTAAATCAGCTAATACCTTAGCTGGATCCCAAACGGAGGGGAATCCAATTTCAGCTAGGGTATCGGGCCAGTTAATAGTACGGGCCAGAATCATAGCTGGAATAAAGTTGGGATGATCCCAGTATTGTTCACTACGCCAATTTTCTGCTAACCACTTAGTTACTCGATCATCTTCTCGCCGTACATTGCAAAACTTGAAATGCTGAAAGATAGAATCTTTGCTCCAAGGCTTAGGTTTGTTCATCTTACGTTGATGCAAAATGGACGAACGTTCTGCTATCCAATATTTCAGTATAGCGATTTCATTTGGAAGTATCACGATAAATCTCCATGATGTCTGGAACTGGATCTTCCCAATTTAACACTTTAATGGGTCGATTGAACTCATGCTCTAACTTCCATTGCAGTCGTTCAATCTTCTTAACTCTGCCCCGAGTATTGTCTTCATTTAAAGGCTTGGTATTACCCTTCTCTGCCCTCCGTTTCTTGATACGATCTATACAGATCTCTATGGGAGTATACAAGAACGCGAATATATGATAGTCTCCATATTGCTCAGATTCCTTTCCCAGTTTACCATAATACTCAGAAGCTAGCAAACCTTCATAGAAAACATGTCCTTGCTTAGCATACTTATGTAGTAACTGGATTTGCTCTGAAGCTAATAGTGTATCGCATCCACCACATTGAGCATTATACTTACCCAAAATGAAGATCGGGGACAATCCTTCTATATCCACTCTATAGGCTTCAATCTTAGGGGCAGCTACAGTCCAACATTGTCCTAAGGCCATTATGCCTCGGGCAACGGTAGACTTGCCAGAGCCGCTAGTGCCGTGCAGCTTCACGATGGTCATAATGCCCCTTTATCGCATTTAGGAAATTGTTCTGAAGGTTCTCCTTGGATAATAGTGCTTTGGCTACTACCTTGTCTAGAGTCTTATCTGCTAAGATACGATGGATAATAACTCTGTTACTAGGATTACCTTGCCTCCATACTCGCTTGTAGAACTGGTGGTATAGATCCAAGTCCCAGGTTAATCCGTAATATGCTACATGGTGACACGCTTCTTGTAGATTGAGACCATGTCCCGCCGAGGCAGGATGTCCCAAGAGTACTGGGATTTCTCCAGCATTGAAAGCGTTAATGGTATTCTCCAATTTCTTGCCTACCATACCTGTAAGGCAAGGCGCATCTGGAAATACTCGCTTGATTCTATCTAAGTCATGCTGAAATTCATAACCTACAAGCAACGGATTACCTTGTAATTGCTCTACTAGATCAACTAGGGCTACTGTCTTATTATCGTGGATCTGATGAGCTATATGGTGCTCATCGTATACCCCTCCATTAGCTACTTGTCTACATTTGGTCCCTACTGCTTGCGCATTAATCGACATTACTGTAGTGTCCCCGACTTGGGCTAGGAAGTCATCTTCGAAATCTGTGTATATCTTCCTAGCCTCAAGAGGCAGATCGACATAGATGTCATCGAAGATCAACTCTGGCATTTCTAGGTGCTCTTCTGAACTTAGACGCATGACTGAATTCTTAATCTTATTCTGGATATCCTTATCTGCTCCAAGCCTA